GTCCCGTCGCTGGTCAGCACGGTGTTCGCCGCGCCAATAGCCAAGCGCGTGCCCGTCACGACCCCGCTGGACGCGACCAGCGTATCCCCGCGTGTGGTCAGCGGCGAGAGCCCGGCAAACGTGCCCGCCGCCGCCCAAGTTAACCCGAGCGATCCATCAGTCTGAAGGAACGAACTGGCTGCGCCATCAGTCGTCGGGAGTGTATAGATGAGGTTCCCCGCCAGTGCAGGAGACTTGAATCCTGTGTACGACGACCCCCCACCCGAGGGCTCGCGGAGGCGAAGTTCCATGGCAGAGGCGCCAGACGCCAACTCCACGGCCGTAGCGCCATTGGCCCCGTTGACGAGAAAGCGCCCCGTGCCGACCACCGCCGGGTCGAGGATGACATCGGTGCCGTCGTACTGGAGGGTCGCGTCTTTCCCCGTACCGAGGGTGACGCCTTCTGAGTCGTCGAATTCGATGCTGGCGCCGGAGACATGGAAGTCGCCTGTGCCGACCACCGCGGGGGAGAGCACAACGTCCGTCCCGTTGTAGGTGAGATCGGCATCACCCCCGGTGCCCAAGGAGAGGTTCGTGTTGTCGGTGAGCGTGAGATCAGCCGAATGCGTCCAGGCGGCCGAGACGGTAGCCGCAGTCGCCGCAAGCAGGATGGTTTGTCCTGAGAGTTGTGCGTCGGTGTTGAGTACGGCAACGGTCGCCATCGTCAGTTCCCACCAAAGATCACATCCACGGTGCCGCCCGCGACTGCTGTCGAGATGCGTGCGCGCAGCGCGAGGTGGACCCCTGTGACGTTCACACGGTGGACGGTGCTCGCTGTCGCAAAGGTCACGGTGCCGACACTTGCCCAGGTGCCGGTGTAGTCCTCACGGTGCGCGGCTTCAATTTCCACGACACCCGCCGAGACGCCCGCGCTCCAGACAACATAGAACACGCTCTGTTGCACCTGGCTGGCGATCGAGGAGCCGATGACCGTGCTGGTCGTTTCATCGGCCGCCTGGCCATCCATGATGACGAGATGATGGAGCGGACGTGTTGACATAAGTTCCTCTCGTTCTACTCCGCCCGCTACGTCGAATGGACGTACTGATACGTCCGTTCCACAGGCCCGGTGCGCGTGAAGTTCCGCATCGCCCGCAGCTGGTCACGGAAGACGGATCGGGCGAGCGCTTCAATGTCGGCGACCGGATCGTCCAGGCCACGCCGGAAGATCTCGACGGCAAAGGCGGCCAGCGGGTAGGCCACCCCGTCGTCGTAGGCGAAGGTGTCTGCGGCGGCGATGTCTGCTTGGCGTTGCCAGCCGTACCAGCGGACGGTGTGCGCGGCGTCGGGAAGCGGTGCCCAGTAGAGGAGCCGCCCGTTCGTCCAGTAGCCCCAGGGTTTGCCCGCAGAGACAACCGCGCGTTGCTGGAGCGGCCAGCGCAGCTGTGTGGCATGTCCCCCGGTCTGTTGAATCTCGTGCAGCTCGTAAGCTGGACGGCTCGTGTCCGCATCGATCATCCAGAGACTGTCCGCGCGCAGGAGTCCTGTCGGCCACGGCGTGGTCTCTGTGTCCGCGGTGGTTGTCACGGTGGACGTGTGGGAGCCGAGGATCTCGCCGTCTCGCGCCACCAGGGTCTCGAAGTAGTCCTGCGCCGTATTGAGCATACGGAGCGCACGGGTGACGTTGGCTTCTCCCGATGCCGCCTGGATCTCGTTGTCAAGATCCTCCATGAGATTCAAGAGCGTCTGCCCCGTCATGACGGCCTCCAGGTGCGTTGGAGTTCATGCGTCCAGTTCCGCTCTCCACGACTGGGGATGATCGTGCCGTCGTGGTGAAGGGCGAACTTGTTGCCTTGGCCAATGTTGGTGATGCGTCGAGAGCGAATGAGTTCCCGCTGCATCGCCTGCGTCTCGTTGGTGGTGTCTTTCTTACGGATGGCCCGCTCGCGCAAGATGTCTTCGCACACCCGATCGAAGTAGCCGCGCCCGCAGCTGTCGAACCGCCAGATCTCACGCGCGTAGAGATCGGCGTAGAGGCGCGCGTCCAGCGGGCGGTAGGCGTGCGTCTCAGGATCTTCCCAGACGATCTTCATCGACCACCCGGCGCACAGAGCGTGTGTGACGGTCGGGTCACGCTGCCAGATGAGCCACCGCTCGTCCAGCGGCATCCAGGTGCAGTCGAGACTGGCTTCAGGGTTGGGCGCGTTGGCGCGCAGGGCGAGGAGTTCGCGTCGAATCGCGTCAGGGGCGAACGTCACCCCAAAGCGCTGCGGATGCCAGAACTGAGGCATCGCTTCGGGCGGCAAAGGTGTGGTCGCCCGCTCGATGGGGAAAGAGAATGGCGTGGGCATGCACTAGGCTGTCCGCTCGCGGATGACGGGAATCGGTGCCGTCCGCCCCGAGGTGAAGACACTGTTGTAGAGCCGCCGATGGTTCGCCTGCTTGTTTGTCGCCTGTTTGAGATGCTTCGCCATCCGGCCCCGCGCCGCCGTGTAGGTCGGCCGGCGGTTTGGCGTGTAGTTGGCCGTCCAGTCGCACACCGGACAGACGATCAAGCCCTTTGTCTTGTCTTCCACAAGCGCGGTGGGTACGGCAACTGGTGTGACGAAATCGGGGATGAAGTCGGCGCCGGCCCCCATGTCGATGGTCGAGGCTGGCGTGCCGATGCGGATGCCGAGGCGCACACGCTTGTTGCCGGGGAGGATGGCGGTGAGGACGGTGCCCCCGTCTGCGCCTTCGCCCCCCTTAACGCCGCGCCCGTTCTCGTCCCAAGCGTAGGTCGAGAGATGCCGCGGGCCACCTTGGGCACGCGCGCGCGCACAGGTCTCCATCCACGCGAGATAGCGGAGAATGGATTCCTTGACGTCGTCGATCCCCGACCAGGCGACGTGGTGGACGCGCTTGATCTCTTCAAAGGTGTAGATGCGCCCCAGGACATCATCGACCGCAGCCTTGGTGACATGCTTCGGGAGCCCCTTGAAGGAGGCAGCGACGGGGGACTCGCCCAAGTGGTCGAGGAAGAACGTGAGTTCCTGCCGATTGTAGAGCGAGGGCTCGAAGTACTCGGCAAGGGTGGTGGTCGATGGATGGCGCTCGGACATTGTGGGCCTCGTCTACGAGTCCGCAGTGGCTGCGATGTCGGTGCCGACAGACGCTTCACCGGCCAAATTGACGAACTCGATCGGATCCCAGAACTGCCCCGTCGCGGCTACGGTGGCTTCAGCCAGTGTGCCGCCTGCATTGTCGGCCACCATCATGTACAGTCCTGGCCCGACATCACCTGTGGATCCCGTGACGACGTCATCGAAGACGATGTCGGCCGAGTTACGTGTGTGGAAGAACGCGCCACGCCCGCCCAGCCCGTAGACCTTGAACAGCGTGCAGGCGGTGGTGACGAGTTCGATGCAGCCGACCGCGAAGTCTCCGTCCACGGTAGGCGCTTCCACGACGAGCCGGTCACAGCCGACCGCCGTGAGCCAGGTGTCAGCGCCGGCCGCGGTGGCGCCCACATGGGTGTGGCGCATGATGTTACAGCGATCCGCGTTCGCATCCAATGCGATGAAGTCGGTGGCTTGCCCCGTCACGTCCTGCGTCACGCAGTCGAGGAGCGAACAGTCCGCCGCATTGACGTCGATCGGTCCGGTCAAAGCGTCGAGCCCGCCCGTCCAGCGGACGTTGGATACGGTAATGCCAGCGGCGTCAATGTCGGTGTCTGCCCCGACCGCCGTGGTGGTGTCGATCTGGGGGCGCCGATCCCCGCTGCCGAGGCCCACAACCGTCAGCCCAGCCACGTCAATGGCGAGCCCAGCGGCGGCGGTGATCGTCTCGACGTGCCCTTCAGCGACCAGGATCCGATCGTCTGCCGCGCACTTGTTGACCGCCGCCTCGATGGACGTGACGGCATCGTCCCAGTTCAATCCGGTGCCCGCGCCCGAAGCATTGGAGTCGGCATAGAACGTGGTGCCGCGGTGGCGGCCAAGCACGGTCAAGATTTCCTCGTCCAGCGCGGAGAGGCCGCCAGCGGCGCCACGCGGGGGATAGGCCATGATCTGCATGTGCGTGTCTCCTACCCGGCCGACGCCGTGATGTTGGTCTCGATGTTCCGCTGTCCGTCGGCGTTGACGATCATGATCGGCTGCATGAACCGCATGGCGTCGCCGACGAACGCCTCGGTCACGTTGGCCGCGTCGTCTTGGAGTCGTGCGTAGATGTGCGGCCCCAGATCGCCCGTGGCGCCGGTCACACAGGTGATCGCCACATCGGCGGCATTCTCGGTCCAGATGTAGCACGGGCGTCGGGCGCCCCCATAGACGCGGAGGTTGACCTGCGCGGTCGTGATCGTCTCGATCCCCGCGGCCGCGAAGTTGCCGTAGATCCAGGCATCCTCGATGACGATCTCGTCGCCTCCGGTGATCTGGATCGCGGAGTCCGCACCTGCCGCAGCCGCGCCCCGGTGGTCCCACCGGATCAATTTCATACGGTCGGCATTGGCGTCACTGACGATGAAATCAGTCGCTTGGCCGGTGACGTCTTCAGTGACGCAATCGACCATGGTGAAGCCGGCGGCATTGACGTCGATCGGTCCGGTCAGTGCATCCACGCCGCCCGTGAACCGCATGTTGTACATCAAGATGTCGGCCGCGGAGACATCCATGTCGGCGCCCACCGCAGTGGTGAAGTTGACCTGGGGGCGGCGGTTCCCGTTGCCGTAGCCGTAGATCTTCAAGCCGGCCTTGTCGAGCACCAGCCCGGCAGCGGCCGTGACGGTCTCGACGTGCAGCGGTGCGACCAGGATGTAGTCGCCTGCGGCCGCGGTATCGACGGCTTCCTCGATCGTCGTGAACGCATCCTCCCAGCCTGTGCCGGGACGCCCGCTGGCGACGGTCGAATTGACATACCAGATGCCTTTGGACTGGATCCGATCAAAGATCGTCGCACGCTCGAGTTCTTGGAGGGAATACCGGACGCCCCCACCGCGGCCTCGGTGGCCGATCCGAAGGGCATTGTCGCGTAACTCTGCTGATCCTCGACCCATGGCTGCTCCCTACGGGACGGTGACGACGGCCGACTCGTCCAAGACTTCGTACCAGAGATCCCATTTGACCTGGCCGGTGTTGCTGGCCGAGGTCTCAATGTCGATCCCGCCCACCGGGACGATGAACGGACGCTGGGGGCTGCCGGAAAAGCCCGTGCCGGCGTCAGCACCGATGAGGGCGGTGCCATCACCTTCAGGAAACAGCAAGCCGCCAGCTTCAGTCGCTGTGATGTCGAGGTTGGAGGCAACGTCGGCGCTCGTGCCCGTGTCGGGGTTGATCGTCACCTTCATGTTGCACGCTTGGGTCTGGATGATGGTCGTGACTTCACCCACCAAGAAATGGACGAGGATCCGCCCGCCCTTGATGTCGAAGATCTCGGCCGCCGTGGATTGAGGAATGTTGGCCGTCGGACGCGAGAGATGCTTCCACGTCCGCATCAGGGACGACCCAGGAGCCTCGGACCCTGCCGATTTGATGATATTGACGCCTGCGCGCATGGTCTGACTCCTCTAGGTCTCGCTGATCTCTTCCCACTTGACCGTGGCTGAGGGTTTGTCGCAGAGGAGTTCTCCCTGCCAGTAGTGGTCGATGTCGAACGTCGCATTGGACGTGCGCTTCAGGAGATCCAGGTTGAAGATCTCGCCGATGGGCTGCGGCAGCTCGTTGTCGCCGTGGCCGATGAGGAAGTTCTCGCGGTTGAACCCGATGATGCGATTCGCGTCATGGAACGTCTCGGCGTGCCACGGGACGTCGGAGAACTTGTAGGGGGTCTCACCCGTGGACTTCGCGCCCGACCGCATGCGGGACTCGGGCCGCCCCAAACCGCCAGACACCGTGGTCACGGACCCGAGACTGGCAATGGTCTCGGCGCGCAGCATCTCGTGGTAGCGGCGCATGATCTTCAGATTCGACATGAGATCCGAGATGCGGGAACCGCCCCGCTCGCGGACCAGGTCGAAGCCTTGGAGGAGCAGATCTTCCGTCAAGGGGCGGTTGCCGTTGCCCGAGTTGCTCAAGACGTTGCCCTGGAAGAACTCGTTCCCGGCGGTGGAGCGGTTGATGCCGCCGATGTTGCCGACCGCCGAATCGGGGTTCGCGTTGTCGATCCAGGTGCCGAGCCCCAAGGTGTGGAGCGAAGCCGCGGACGAGACGGAATCCTCTGCGGTGATGTAGTCGCCGGCCGCCGAGCCCGAGAGCGCACCCGAGAAGGTGACGGTGCGGTTCTGGACATCGATCGCGGTGACAGTGAGCGAGTCGCCGACCTTGGTGTTGTCGTCGCTGAGATCCATGACGTCAACCACCATACCCTCGTCCACCATGGGCAGCCCGCGGAAGCTCACGGTCGCCTCGTCGTCAGCGGCGCTCATGATGCCGAGTTCGCCTTTGCCGAAGCCCAGGAGTTCGGCGTTCAAGAGGCGGAAGACGCGGCGCCGCATGGAGTCGTCCATGAAGTCGAGCATCTTCTCCATGGCGAACTCGCTCTTGGAGGCGTCCTGAAGTGACTTCCAGCTGACGTCGTAGATGCCGTGGAACTCTTGGAGCGCAAAGGTCGCTTCCGTGGTCGACGGCTGCGCCCGTGTGGTGGAGAGCGCTCCGCTCTGGGCATGGCCACGGAAGATGCCCGTGTTGCGCGTCTGGAACGGCAGGATCCACTGGCCTCGGCCACCCACCTGCTCTTTCTTCTTGCTGATGATGTTCCAGGTGACAATCTCTTCAGATGCCACGCGGGAGAGGCGTTGCTTTGCGTAGGTGTACTTCAGCGCTTCCGTGATGTCAGTCGTCGCAGCCATCTGATGTCTCCTACGCTACGTGGTCGCGCCCCGATGGGCGAAGTGGTTACGGGCAATCTCGCGGTTGGACAGGAAGACGTCTTCAGCTTGCCCGCCCGGTGAGGCGTTGCCGCCCTGGCCCGGGATGCGCGCCTTGCGCTTCTCGGTGGCCAGAATGCGCTCGAGCTGGCGGAACGCGGTACGCTGGGATTCGAGGGCCGTGCTGAAGAGATCGGGGAACGCCGCGTCGTATTGCGCGCGGGTCTGCCCTTCAGCGGGCGACCACGCGAAATAGACGTTGGTGGCGAAGTCGCGCAAGGCGTCGGCGACCGGCCCGAAGTGGTCGAGGCCGAGGTCGACGCCAGCGCCCTTGAGCGCGGTAGTGGTCGCGGCGTTGACAGCCGCCTCCTGCTGCGTGGCGGCGCGCGAGGTTTCAAAGGATTCGATGCGCCCACTCTGCGTCTTGCTCTGCTCGGAGAGTTGGGTCAAGAGCTGGTTGACGGCGCCACCCCACTTGTAGAGGGGCTCGATGTCGCCGGAACGCAATGCGTTGCCGATCTCTTCGAGATCCTTGCCGCTGATGAACTGCTTGTCGCGGAAGCTGGCGGCGAAGTCAGGAGGTGCGGCGGGTTGCTGGCCAGGTTGCGCGGGCGGCTGTTGTCCGGCCTGCCGCGCCTTCTGCACCGCTTCAGCCCGCGCGACGAGCTGCTCGGCGTTCTGGAGCGTCGAGACCTTGGTCTGCAGTGTGTCGTGATCGGCCTTGGACACCTGTGAGGCCAGGAAGTCTTTCACCGAGACATTGGTGTCAGCGCCTGGGAGTCGAATCAGGCTGTCCTCGGCGAGCGCAATGTGCTCGGGGGTGCCCGCACCGGGGTCAGGGGTGCCCGCGTCCCCGACCCCGGCTCTGGGCTGACCACCACCGACTGAAGCTGGATCTGGGGCTGGAGCAAGGTCCGTGCCATCGGGAGTGCCAATCGCCATGCCCTGACTCTAACAGGGCGGGGACGGCAGGTGTCAAGACGGCAGATGCCGGGTAGGGCGTGGGTTAGGCGATGGGATCGGGTGTGGGTGCGACCTGTCCGCGGCCGAGAAGCTGACGCGGATCGCCGGCCGTGGCCTCGCCGCCCCCGCTGAGGAGCGTCGTGAGCTGGGCTTCCAAGCCCTGCGTTTCCCCGAGATTGGCGTCGACCTGCCCCAGTGCGGCTTCGGCGGTCACGGCGGCCGTTTTCGCCGCCACCATCTGTGTGGCTTGCGCGACGGCGGACTGGATCTGGATCTGCTCGGACGCCTTCGCCATCTGGTCGGCCTGCTGCTGCAGGAAGTCCCGATGGAGGTTCCATTGCTGCACGAAGAGATTTTTCACCTGGGGAGAGGCCGTGTGCCATTCACTCGACATCATGGCGGACTCGAACTCGTCCATGAAGATGCGATGGGGATAGAACGGCATGGGGGGTTCCACGGGCTCTGCGCGCCAGAGCCGGCTGATGATCTCTTGGGCGAACTTGCGCCCCTGGGTGGCTTTGCTCTCGCGGATCGGATCGTAGCCGTCGAGGTCTTCGGCGATCTTGGAAATGTCCGGCTGATTCGTCTGCGGGTCGAGGTAGAGGATGGAGAGGGGACCGTTCATGCGCTCACGGACACGCGCTTCGCGCAGAGCCGAGAGTTCTGGCATGAGCGAGCGCCGATCGACGCGGATGTTGAACTCGGTGCCGGCGCGCAGGGTTTTCGAGGCATGGAAGGTGAGCACTTCATCCCGCATCGCACGACCGGTGTAATTCAAGGTTCTCACTGCGGGATAGAACTGCTTCACCCGGTTCACCCGCATCTGCTTGGCACGGGCAAAGCGCTCGCCGAGATGTCCAAAGAGCGGCGCGTCTTCCGAGTCCAAGAGTTCCTGCAGCATCGGGATGGCCAAGGGGCCGCGGAGCTGTCCCGTGCCCCGTTTGGACGACATGAGATCGACACCGCCCGCTTGCTCGATGAAGTCGATGGTGAGCTTAATTGTTTCGAGGAACCAGCCGGGGAGCGAGGGGCCGGGGAGGCGGGCGACCATGAGGTTGCCGGCTTCGTCAATCCCGTCGAGGACGAGTCCTGGTTTGTCGGACGGAATGCTCTTGGCGGTCAGGTCGGGGCCAAGGAGGATGAGATCATAAATGCTGGCATTGGCCTGCTCGCCCAGCTGTGACATCCGCTTGTTGAGGAACTTGTTGCCAGGGATGAGATCGGACACATAGTCGGTCGACCAGAACGAGGTGGCCGCCGGGTCGTAGTGATAGTCGGTGAGGGGCACTTCCTCGTAGGGATTGGGTCTGTCGTCCAGCATCACGCGGTCGGGGACGAAGAAGATCTCGCGGCCGGTCGGGAAGTGCGCACTGGGCGGCTCGTAGCCGGTGACGACGAGGGCCATCTCGGGATCATCATGTCCTTGCGTGCCCTGGATGGCCGGGATGAGATCCGCGAGGTCGGTGCCGCCGAGGGTTGGCCCCATCTGCTTGAGACGGGTTTGCACGACCGAGAGATCGCTGCCTCGGGCGTCCGTCGCGGCGTCTGTGCCGAACTGTTCGGCAATCCATTCGAGCGTTTTGATCTCGGCGGTGTAGACGCGCTGGTCGGGGCCGAGGGAGCGGAGGTCGCGGACCGAGGCATCGACAAAGACACTGAGCGGGCCGTGGATGATGGAGCCGACATCGCCGACACGACGGAGGTCTTCTTGGAGTGTGAAGGACTCGGGAGCGCGGCCTTGGGTTTTGATGGCGAGGTCGACCATGGCATCGGTGAGTGTCGCGTTCGCCGGATCGGGTGCTTGCGTGTCTGTCCAGAGGAACTCGCCCGTGTCGGGATTCACGCGGGGGAGCGGCTCAGTCGACACGTCTGGCACCCAGGGGGTGCGTTCCACCGCCACACCTCCCATGAGGAGCCAGAAGATGATCTCCCAGGCGCGCATCGACTGGCTGACCTTGTCATCGAGCGCGAGGATGAGGTCGTCCACGACTTCCGCCTGGGCACGGGACCGCGGGTCGTCCTTGGACGGAGAGGCGCCAAAGCGCATGTTCGGCGCGATGAGGCGCCCGGTGCGCTTCCGCACATGCTTCTTGATGAGATTGAAGACGAGACTGAGCTTGTTCGGGTCGAGCCCACGCTGCACCACCATGGACGGTTCCTGGGTGACGTAGTGCTCGCCGTAGTAGAAGCAGAGATTGGTGAGCGTGCGGCCCTCGACCCCGCCGTGCTTGCGGCGTTTCTGCTGCTGGAGGCGCGTGAAGTCGCGGGAGAATCTGTCGAGATCGTTGACCGGCTCGTCTGGCGACGTGTCAAAGGCCATGTGGGGGAGGATAGCAGAGTCTCGGGGCGTGCGCTACTGGGAGCCCATGTGGGGGTCGGCGGGACGGTCCACGGGATCGGGTCTGCCAGTCAAGGCGTGCAGAATACGTGTCTGCAGGAGTTCGATGCGTTCCAGGCGTGCTTCGAGCCGCGTGAAGCGATCGTGGGCGACCAGGGTTTCAGGGCGGGCACGGCCCAGAGGCGATTGCTGGGGCAGCGCCGGCTTAGCCTTGACTGTCTTGCGTGTGGTTTTGCGCGCCGTTGTGGGTACCCGCTTCAGCTTCGGCTTCGGCTTCGGCTTCGGCTTCGGCTTCGATGTGCGCTTTGCAGGCATACGCCTCCAGTGCAGAGATGGTCACGGGGGTGTTCGAGATGGCGAGCGGCGAGTCGGTGTGGACGCGCACCTGCACCACCGACATGAGGAAGTCCAGGCGCTGGGCGAGCTTGCGGGTGATCTCTTCGACCAGCATCAAGCGCTCATCACGGGAGAGCCGGTGCGTGGTGGACGGCGGTGCGGGGGAGCGGCGGTTCCCTGCCATCATTCCACTCCCAGATGCGGATCCCCGCGCACCCGCCGGCCAATCGGCCGATGCCGCTCCAGGTACTGCTCGAGGAACGTCTTCTTCTTCTTCGTCCCAGCGATGCTCGCTCGCGGGCGCCGGCTCAAGATGTGCTCCAGACAGACCAGGGTGTGATCTGATTTTTGAATGCGCGAGAAGCGGCCCGCGGAGGATTGCTTGGGCGGCCACTTGGCGTGCTCCAGCTCATAGGGGAGGATCGAGAGCCAGGGGGCGAGATGGACGCGCTGGTGGCGGAAGTATTCGCGGGCCACCTGCACGCGGGCGTCTGGACCGACGGTGTTGGAGAGGAGGCGCAGTCCGTGCTTGCGAAGCTCTCCGCGGAACTGCGTGTTGGCGTCTGCCCAGGCTGACGGTTTGCCACCCAAGGCGTTGACGGTGGCGACGACGTCCTGTGCCCACTCGGGGGTCGTCGTGTCGTTGAGTTCAATCTGATCGGAGATGTAGCGGTAGTTCGGGAACTCGGCGACGACGAAGGCGTGGTAGTCGCGCGTGATGGCGACGGCAAGCCCCGACATGAAGGTGCCGGTGTCGACAGCCAAAAACACGTCGGCCG